TTCTACCAAGAACAACCATAAAAACAAACAAAGAATCAAAAAAACTTACATATTTTTCAATTTTCTCTTTATGGCTCTCAATATATTCAGAAACTTCTTTTTCAGTTAAAAAGGATTCAGAGAAATCCAGATTAGAAATACCTTTATATGTCAAAAGTATGTTAATTAAAGCCCTATTTATAGCCGCCACAGAAACAAATTCAGGTTGACCATATAATCTATCAATCATTTCAAATTTTGTTTCTGTGGCGATATTTTCATAATTTGTAATATCACAAATACGAGATATTACACAAATATAATCAATAAAATTAGTTCCTTTTAATTCAGACTTTTCGTAATTTACAAGATAAACATTATTATCAATATTACCTATTGCTTCTAAATCATCAATCTTAAAAGGAATTATTGCGTCTTTAACAATTTCCATTATTTTACTGACCCTAATACATTGATACTATTATTGGTATATGTAGCAAAATCTTCTGTAATTTCCGGAAATTCACCAGTAAATGGAATCTGTTGAACAATGGTTCCAAAGCTTTGAACATACAATAAACCATCAGGATTGATAATCAAGGGTCTTAACAAATATGAATTATCCTTTACTTTTTTGATATTTTTCATTGTATATTTGTTTTCAAAATCAGAATTAGCAAATAAAGCAATAAATTTATCAAATAATTCTGTTTCAACTTTCCATTGATTAGAAAAGTTTTTCATATATCTAACAACTTCAAATTCTTTAAAATTTCTTAATAATGAAAACTTCTTTAATATAAGATTAGGGTGAAATGATTTAACAACAAAATGGGTGGCACATAATTTAATATCAAATTTATTAGGATAATCATACATATTCACCCAAGTTTCATTAGCATAAGGTTTAGCATGAAAATCATATCCAACTACAATATTAACTCCCGTGGCATTTTGTAATTTTTCACAATATGTTGGATTATGAAAATTAGTTTCAAAATCTATTTGCCCATCATAATATTCTCTGATTTTTTCAATAAGAGATATCATATAATCATAAGGACAGTTTGTTGGTTCGCCACCACTAATTACTACTTCTTCAAATTTATAATTTTTAAAAACATCATCAAGAACTGAAATATCTAATAATCTATCTTGATATGTTTCCATTTCTTTTTTTACATAACAAAAAATACAATCAAAATCACATTTGAAAGTTGGATTAATAACTAATTTATACAATATTCACCTACCTATTTTACAAGAACTTCAATCTGATATACTTCATCATAAATTTTATCTTCTAAAGCCATGGCTACAACCGGTTTTCCAAATAATTTATCCCATAAAGTCATTTTTTTAGCAATACCAGTTAATTTAGAAGTTGTTAACTTATCGCCAGCCTTAACCTTACCCAATATATAACAATCTACTCTACCAAGATATGCAATAGGAGCTATATATTTTTTTGATGATAATTTATCATTCATAATAAATCCAGGTTTACCAGATAATATACCTATACATTTTTTACTATTAGGTTTGGTTAATTTAATGGTCTTTTTTGATGAAAGTTCAGCTAAATATCCTTTATATTTTCCTTGATTGTAATCCTTTTTATTAAAAAAGTCAAAATCAATTTCATATAACTCAGCGATATCACCATACAAAGCATTATAAGCAGTAGCATATAATGTAGAAGTAAATGTATTGATTCCATTAAAAGTGTTATTGCCTGATGAAACAATATTGCCCGTAACAGTCTGCTGACCTTCCCAAGTATTATTTCCAGTTGATGAAATATCTCCATTACAACCAAATGTCGAATTATATACTACCGGATAATTAGCAGTAAAATCACCATTCATAATAGTTGTACCATTTATTGATACATTATTATTAAATGATGCAGTTCCATTAAATATCCAATTACCAAAGGTATTTTCATCAGTATTATCATAACAAATATGACTATTTATTGTAAATCCTACATAAGCCATTTTAATTAAACCAATTTAATTATATATCAGTATTTATCAATCAAAAAAGAACATTTTTCAAAAGATAAATACTGATATATGATTTTATAATGTTATCAATCCAATGAAGGGCGATAAAAATAATATATTTTTTAATATGATTCACTATATCCTATCTGAACAATCAAATGTAGACTGGATATTAAAATCAAGTTTAATTAACTTCACTGGATTACAAACAGAAGTAAGTTTTTCTAAATTTCAAAAACCAAATTTAATTAATGATATTATGCAATACATTAATTATGTAAAACCATATCATACCAAATTTGACCAATTCATAGAAAAATATACTTCAAAAAATGATAAATTAAAAATTAGAGGTGATAGAAAAGAAACCACAGATGGAACTTTTATTGTTATTCATAATCTTGTAGAATTTTTTAATATTACCCATAAAATGAGGTTTGATAATGTTTCATTAACACCTGATATCAAAAAATATGAAAAATCTACCTCATTACAAGATAAAAAGAAATTCTGGGATACAACTTCAGCCAATAGATTGTATGCAAATACTACTAAGAATTTAGATAAAATTTCTGAAATTCTTAAAGGCGGTTTTAAAGGTTTAACTGTTGATGGTGGCGATTTCTTACTTGATGCTTATGGTTATGATAACCGCCCATACGATTCCTCTTTATATGATGCCCCTAATATCACCAATGATTATTATATAGTTAACCATACAGAAACAGATTATGATAATTATGTAAAAGAATTTACTAAAGTCAATCTTAATTTATTAAAAACAAATCATCCATACCGTTTATCTAAAAATAAAATAAAAATATACTCATATTATAATAATATTAGAACAGAAATTATAGAATATAATATTATGGATGATATTATCAATATTTTTAGAGGTATTAGAAAGTTTGAAAAAATTATAATTACTGTTTCTGAAACCAATGATTTAGGTGCAATAGTCAAATATAATTATATATATGTTGGTGTTGATTTTTTTGAAGAAGTTGCTCCATCTGGTAATAAAAAATTTTCAGAATACGGAACCATTAGATTTAAATTACCAGATGCTGATTATGGTCTTAAATCATTAAGAGTTTACCTTATAGACCCAGACGGTAGTAAAAATGTATTAACCAATTATATAAAAGATGGTGAATATATTCAATTATATAATATTCCAGAAGAATTTTATACAATTAGTATCACTATTGTTGATTATAGTTTCTTATATGATAGAATTTATTCATATGAAGATACTCTGGCATCTCAAAATAATTTGATGTATATAGATGGCGAAGGATTTTTAAGACCACATTGGGATAAATATCACCCTTCAGAATTAACAATTGCTAGAGGGAAAGACTGTTTATTTGTTAAAAAATATACAGAAGAAGGTAAACCTATTGACCAACATTATTTTGATGTATGGCATAATGATACTTATTCTGATTGGGATAATGGTGAAAAAACAGAATTAGCTCAACCTCTTAAGATGGGTGATAATAAAATTCATGTCAGAAATGGTAAAATCTTTGAAAAACCCTATGTTAATAAAGATGGTATTAAAGTTCCTGGTTTATTATTTATTGAAAATGAAATTATTGAATTTTATGAAATTTCAGGTAATACATTAACATCAATAAAAAGAGCAACCAGAGGTTCTTCTTTTAAAACAACTTATCCTAAAGGAACAGTATGTTGGGATTATGCAAAAAATAATACAACCAAATCAGAAGCATCATATGATTATATTGGTCATCAATTAGACGGTGAAAATACCATATATCAAATACCTGGCGATATAAAAGCTACTTCAAAGATTGATGTGTATAAAACTAAAAAAGTTAATATGTTAAATGATTTAACTCCAGAATCTCAATATGTAAATTTTGACCAACCAATATTAGCCAATACAAATGAAGTAAAAATAACTTATACGGTCAATGATTTCTTTAAAGTTTCAAGAAATTCTGTTTTAGGAATAAAACTTGGAGAAATAAATGAACCTCTTAATATTGGTTTTTCTGAAGATATTGATAATATTCAAGATGTTGCTAGATACATTTCTTCTAAAATACCTTCAGGTTATACATTAAGAATTACAACAAATGGTGAAACAATTACTTTTAATTCTTATGCAGGAAATAGTTTACTAATTTATAATGTTAATGGTTATCCTGTTCAAGAAATCTTTGATTGCACGGATATTTCTGATACTACTAACCCAACAGTTCAGTGTAATGGTGAAGATGGTATTGTAATCAATGGCTATAAAATCATATGGGGTAATTATGCCCATACTATTAAGTGGTTAAAAGAAAACCCCTATGAAGGTGATGTTAATGAAATGATTTTATCAATCAATAAAAATACCAATGTTAGAAAACAGGTTATTGCAAGAAATAATAATAATCATATTGAACTTATATCAATAAATGGTAAAAATATAACATTGGAAGCTGTTGGTGAAACCTCATTAGAGGATTTAGGTTTGAAAGAAATTAGTGTCCTACCGCCATTTATAACATATAATGAAAATTATAATTCAGTTGCTATATATCAAGAAAGAGCAGGAAATGCAGGCTCGGTTGTCATTTCCGGCAAGACCATTTACTTTTATGTCTATACTGAATATATGGAAAATGGTCAGACTTATTCTAGAATTCAAGATATAAGAACTGACCAAACCATTAAAAAAGATGATGCAATTATAATGACACCCGTTGCTTATCAATTAAAAGAAACTATTGATTATACAATAGAAAATGATAATATTGTTTTACTTCAAACTCCTAATAAATATGAAGCATTATATATTACCAATAATTTCTAGGCATCAGAATTTTTACCAGCTAAAGCAATAATAATTTTTGTACTTTCACTTTCACCTGCTATAAATAAATAGTTAGAAGCTGTTCCTACGATACATTTATAATCAAAAGATTTAATTGCTGATAAATAAACTCCAATGGGGAAATATTTTCCGCAATCAACTTTATCATTGATATCTAAATTCATATTAACTTTTGCAAAATCAATAGATTTACTTCCCATATCTCCGAAGCAATAATAATAATCACCATCTACTTGCTCAATATGAAAATATTTTCTAGGCAATATAGAAGAAACTCTATTCAAATCAGCAATACTTTCTTGAGTAATAGGTATAAGATTTATTTTTGGTAATGCCATTTTAATTTTACGGTCTTTATATTGTTTTAAAATAATTGGTGATTTTTCAATAGCAGGAAATCTCTGTAAAAAATGGTTAACATTAACTACATCAGAAGTAAATATCATTCTTGACGGGTAATCAATGCCATTTTCTTCCCTTGTTTCTATTTTAATATCAAAAGATTCAATACCCTTAAATGTACTTAAAATACTAGAAATAATTTTCCAATCTCTAAATGCAAATTCTTCATAAGAATAATCATCTTTAGACATAATTGAAAACATTGCAGAACCATCAATTGTTTTACCAGATAAATTAGCTTTACCATCACATTTAGACATAGGAACAATACCAATATCTTCGAATATTGAAACAAAAGTGTTGGCTTCCTGTAAATATTTTTTCAAATTAAACATATCAAATCCTTTTTATATTGGTTGAAATTATAATTAAAAATTTTAATTTGGTCAATAATTTTGAATAAAACCTACTAATTCTTCTGGAATATCATCTTCTATTGAATCTAATGAAAGATTTATTCCTAATACGCCAAATATTGATTCAATCGTTTTATCAACAACCGAACCAGACATTTTTTGCTCGTCAAATGGTAACTCTTTAAACCATTGAGGTAAAATGTTAAGGTCAATAGGATAAGCAACTGATTTCATATTATAAATATTACCATCTTTCATTTTACATACTAATACTTTATCTCCGTCTTTAATCTTAGGAGATTTCATATCATTATTCATTTGAATAAGATTATTCCAGTTAATAGCTCCCATGACATGTCCAACAGAACATTTACCTGTTTTATTATACTCATTTGTATAATATGTTAATTTATTAACAGCTTTTGGTGTTCCTTTTTGCCAAGGTTTGAGTTTAAGCCAATCAGTTTGTTTAAAATCTTTTAAGATTTTATGTAGGTCGTCTGTATTACCTGTGGTAAGGAGAGATTTTAATAATCTTTTAAGAAGATTACGAACAATTGTTGGTGTATCAGAACGCTTAACCTGAATGCCCATAATTTTCATTTCTGGATTATCATTTGTTCCTACAATAAAACCATCATGTTCAAGAACCCCGAGAGCATATCTTTTTTTAGCAATAAATAATCCTTTACCAGCAACTACTTCTTTAGCTGCTTTTTGTAATTCCGATGCTTTTTCTGTACAGTGGAAAATATCCTTCATTTTTTGTGGAAATGATTGGTTAATACCTTCAGCAACTTCATCAGACAACTTCTTTACATTATCAAATGTAAATTCAAAATTGGGGTGGGCTTGTTGAAATGCTTCGTTCTTTACATAGCAATAAACACTGTCAGTATCATTGTATTGAGCACAGTAGCCTATTGCTTCATATTTACCACAAAGTAATTCATTAGATTTTGCAGTAAGATGTTTTACTACCTGCCTTCCTGACATAGTTGTTGATGCACCAAGTCTAAAATCATAAAATACAGAACTACTATTCAAGAGCAATCCATACATCGAATTTAATTGTATTTTTTTAATATATTGTTTTAAGTCGTATTCAGAAACCATTGATTCTAAATAATTTTTTTGTTTTTCATCTTTTGGTAATATTATTCCATTTTCAATAGACAAATTATTATCTTTTATGAATTGTTTAATATTTTCTAAATCTTTATTATTAACCAATCCTTGAAGTTTATTTATATCATATTCTTTCGTATCTTTTGTTTTCTGATATTGAATATTACTTAATTTTTTTAACAATTCCTCATCATCAATTTTAATACCAGAAAGCATTGATTCATACTTAAATAGTATTTTCTTAAACTCTTTTCTTTGACCATACCATTTAGAAAAAATATTTGGAATAAGTCCATCTTTATCAGTTCTAAATAATGTTCCAAATGCTGATAAAGCAATATTACTATTATCATTAAATATAATATTATATATTTGTTTTGCTGTTAATGTATGTTTTTCTCCATTAACAAATTTCAATGTTAATAAAGTATCAGTTTGATTTAATATTTCAATATATTCATCAACAGCCCATAAACCACCCCAAAGCTCACCCCAATCAGGAATTTTTTCAGCCTTGTTTTTATAAATATTTTCTTCTTCCATTCGTTGAAAAAGTTTAGGTAAAGTAATAGATAATTCAACCTGACCGATAATCGTTTCAGGACTCATATTAAGGGTTCTAATTGTGGTAGGATACAAACTATTCATATCAAAACTAAAAATCCATTCCACTAACCCTTTAATGATTGGGTCTGCACAGTACGCACCTGGTGCCACAACTCCATTAAACTCAGGATTAACACCATCAATCTTATCAGGAACAATTTTGTTATTAAGATGTGCTTCATTTATAATGGATTGGTCGCCTGCTGCAACAGTTCCCATAGTTTGTTCTAGTGTGCAAGGAATATCATGAGCCTGAACATTATGAGCATCAATATATTTCAACTTATCATCAAGTCTTTTAACCAACATTGTATCTTGTCGGTTATATCTAATAAAGTCTTCATATCTATTACGATACATATCCTCTAAAGATTCTTCGTGCTGAACTTTATTTTCCCCTAATTCTAATTCAGCAATTGAATCAAGTTTATAACTTTCTTTCTTTCCTCTTTCATGTTTTTTATACAACAAAAGATAATCAGAAAACCATTTACCTACAAATTCATATTCCAAATGAGTATCACCAAAATCACCTTTCTTTTCTATACATCTTGGTTCAATACCCCATAAACAAAGTCCTGCTGATTGACATTGACCTAATACATTTTCTATTCTACGAACTATATATGGATAGTCGAATGAAGAACCATTCCATGAACTAAGACAATCCATATCATCCAACACTCCGATTAAGCATCCCAGTAAATCGCTTTCCTTTTCAAACAATATACAATTCTCAAATTTATTACATATCGCTTGAGCTTCTTCCCATTTCAGTGTTTCAGGGCATAGCATAAAAGTATAAATTTTATTTTCCCAATCATTATATACAGTAACGGCATTTACTGGACAACAAGCCTTATCTATCAATTCTTTAATTGTTAAATACTCAAAACCGGCTCTATCAACCTCAATATCAATGAAAGACTTATGAAGTTTAGGAACACCAGCATCTTTATAATTTTTATACAAAACTTTATTTACAATATTGAAATTCTTCTCATATGTTTTTACACCTTCATATTGTTTTTTTAATAAATACCATTCATTTTTATTATGTGCGGTTAATTTTTTACAATGCTCACCATAAATTGAAGTATATTCACCATATTCAGGGTCTTCAATATAAAATTCATATATTGGTGTATATTCATTTAGTATCCTCTTTCCATTTTCCAATCTTTCAGATACTAAGACTTTATCTCTAACTCTATCATAATAACCCTGAACAAACATTATAAATCCTTTCAATTATAAAAGTAATTGTAGAAATATGGGCCATTTTTCTACAAATCAAAGGAGCCACCATCCATATTAACTATTGTTTCAATTGAATTATTTTTAGGAGCAGACTTCAAAGCTTCTTGATATTCAGAAACTCTATCTGCCAATAATAAAGTCAATTCCATTACCAAATCATCAGCCATTTTAATTGGTATACGGAGTTCAGTAGCTCCAGACTGTTTTGCTTGTTTTACTTGTGTCATAAATCTTTTAAAGTTGACATTTAATTCAGGCATATTTATTTCCTTTTAAAATTATTTTACAAATCTATTAAAACAAAAATTTAAAAAAAGCAAAATTATTTTTGATAAATATGGATATATATCAACAAGTTTCTTAAATAATGCCTGCTAGTAATACGATTATGGGTTATACAACTATAAATAATGAATTTGAAACTCTTTATGACAAAGACCTAGCTAAACATAATATTATGCTTTATTTAAATACTGATAAAGGAGAATTAGACTATGACCCTACTTTTGGTATATCTCATAGAAAATCATTATTTAAGATTAAAAACTCAGCTTTAAAAATGGCTTTAGAAGATGAATTAAGAGAAGCTTTTAATCGTAATCCGGTTCTTAATTTAATTTCTTTAGTTACTAGAGATATTGACCATGGTTATGAATTTATCTGTGAAATCAGTTATTTAGAAGGTGTACCAGAACTTTGGTCTTTTTCTGCTGATGTTGAAAAACAAAAAATTGAATTATGGAGCGGTAAATAATGAAAATTGCTACATTTACCTTATTACCAGATACCAATGACCAAATAAATGTTGTTTCTAAAGCATTTCAATGTGCTGGATATTATCGCAATCAATCTGTTTTTAATACAATCACAATATTTACTAATAAATTATTAGGTAGGATTTATTTTGAAGGTAGCTTAGCTCAATATCCTACCGAAAATGATTGGTTTCCTATTTTAATTAATGGTAAAGATTGCATAGAATTTGACGGTTCTTTAATCAATCATAGTGAATATCATAATATCAATAATAATATGACTAATATTCGTGTAAAACTTGACCGTTCTTATATTGATAATCTTGATATTTCTAATATGGGTAAAATTAACAAAATTTATTTGTCATATTAAATTTTATACAATTTTAGTAGATAAATAAGGACATAATTTAAGGATAATAAATTATGCCAAGTAAATCTTCTATTAAAGGTAAAAATGCAGAAAGAGAATTAGCCAAACTTTTAGCTGAACATTTTGGTGGCTCTTGGCAACGAGTTAAAGGCTCTGGAGCTTTTACCGGTGGTAAAAATGCATTTAGAGCTTCAACATTATCCAGCACACAACTTTTATCATCTTCAAATGATATTATTCCACCAGATGAATATCCTCATTGTGCAGTAGAATCAAAGGCTTATGAAGATTTTGATTTTCATTTACTATTAAGAGAAGATGGTAATGCTGTTCTTAATAAATGGATTAACCAAGTTCACGATTCTGGTATTGATATTGATATGTGTTTTCCAATGATTTGTTTTAAGCCTAATAGAAAAGGTTGGTTTATATGTGTTGGATTAAGGAAAGTTGCTCATTTTGATTTAGGATTACTTAATTTTTCTATCTATAGATATAAAGATAAAGCATACCTTATTACAGATATGCTTAAATTCTTCGAGCTTTACAATAACGAATTAAGAGAATTATTTAGCTAATTGCTGCTCAATAGTTTCCCTTACTTTAATGGCTTCATCTTGTGAACAATGATATTTTAACATATTAAAAGCATCAGTACAGTATTTAATTTGAAATAATACATCAGATAAAGCATTGTGTGTCTTTTCATTATCCCAGTTATATTTGTCAAGGTCTAAGCCAGATAAATCGACTAAAGTCCTTATATCTCTGCAATCTCTAAATCCCCAAGGTAATTTTTTAGATTCAGAAACTTTTTGAATAAAATTTGATAACAATGGAACATCAAATGTAGAGTGCGACCAAATAATTGATTTATATGATATAAATTTAAAAATGTTATCTACAGCATCTTTGCAAGAAAAAGGATTAACCTGTAAAGATTCAAAAATTTCTTTTGGTTGTTTTGCCCAGAAATCTAATGTTTCTTCATCAGCAGTAAAACCATATTGTTGTAAATCATTAACATCAATATTGATAATAGTTGAATTACCAATTTGTGCGGTATGACGGTCAAAATAAGCCATAGCTACTTGAACAACCATACCATTATATCCTGTTCCAAATGTTTCAATATCAATCATAAGGTCTTTATATTCAGACATTATTAGTTCCTTTAATAGTTTAAGTTAAATTTATTGTTAAGATATTTATTTAAAATTGTCAATATTATTATTTGCTACAGTTGGTTTTATTTTAGACAACTTTTTGGAGAAAATATTGAATTTGCTCCAAGTAATCCATTATTTTTGGACTATCTGGAGCAAATATAATTGTTTTTAGGCTCTATATAAATCTTGTTGAGTAAGGACACGGAATTTCATATTTCTTTTTTCACACCATTTTATAGCTGATTGCCATTTTAAACAATTTTTAGCAAATTCTAGTCGGTCCTTTCCATTAGTTGTTTCTTTTAATACTGCCTGATTTCTTGGTTTAATTTCTATTAACTCTTTATGATAAACTCCATCTTTTGATATGTAGTTTATTACAAAATCCGGATGATAGAATGACATCTTTCCTGTTATTGGATTTGGATAAAGAATTTTAACACATTCCGAACCCCATCTTACAAAAGCATCATTTTCATCTAAATATTGACAAAAATCTCTTTCCCACCCAGAACGATAAATAATAGGAGTCATTGTTTCTACTACATTTATACATTTCTGCCAGTTTTTTGGCATAAAATAACCTTGATGATATTGTTTATTGTGAATAACTTTTGATTGAATCATACGTTCAATCATCATTTTCCAGTCATTAAATCGTTGATTATCCATTATTATAAGGATTTGTATTTTTATATATTTATCTCTTCAAATATACAAACAAAAGCTTATATACTTTATCATATAAATCATTAACTTACTATGCTTAAACTTTCATAAAGATAAAGAAAATTTAACTTGTTAAAAGAAAGAGGACTTTTTTGTCCTCTTCAATTACCAACTATATCACTGAAATAATCAAATGTTATTTTACTATTATCCATATCATCCATCGCCATTATACAAGGTGGATATTTTCTTGGCTCACCATGTTCATATATTTGATACCATTGATTTTTATTACCCATTGGTAATACTAATAAATTCTTTTTAGGCAATCTAGGAACAAAATGTTCTGTCATAATAGGATTGATACCAATAATCTTAACTTTCATCAAAGTTGGAATACCAATATGTAAAGGATTAAATACCGGCATTGTGTGTTCATAATGAATAAGTTCTTCAATGTTGATTAAATCACAAATATAATCACTCTCGTGTGTTGTAATAATCTTCCAGTTTAATGGCAAGCTAATAAAATAAGTATTACGCTCATCATAAATCTTAAGTTCTACTGAAGGGTATCTATATAATACATAATTTGTTATTTTCTTAAAGAAAAAATCTTTATAATCTTTATTTGAAGTATCAAACACACACATTTTAGCATCAATTAACTTTTGTGATGGTTGATTCAATTCAAATGGAATATTTTCTGGTATCAATACTTTCATTTAATTTTAATCCCCTCTTTTTCTAATTCTTCTTTAACTTTGTCAAATAATCCTTCTTCCATATAGAGATTGCTATATACACATATATCATCAAAGAAATCATCTTCTTTTTCATACATTTCAATATATTTTTGTTCAAAATCTTCTTCATCTAATAGAGTCTCCTTAAACATTTGGTCATCTTTAAAACTATCATAGCAACCAGTTTCACTATTAAATCCATTATATTTATAGTCCGAAACATCATTACCACATTCTGGGCAATAATTATACCCTGCATCTACTGCTTCTCTACAACATAAATATAAATCTTCATAATCATCTGCTGTATCTATATCATCAAAATGAAAACACCGTTTTATTTTTTCATTACATTCTTTTTTGGAATTAACAAATTTAAGAGATTTATTAAGTAATTTATTTCTTACAAATAAAATTAAATCTTCATCAAAAGCATCCACTGGCATAATTTGGTCAATATTTATATATAAACCTTCATTATCTACATATACGGTCTTATGAAAATCATTTGCTCTCATTGATTTCTTCCTTCCAGTTTTCAACATGAACTATTTGCCAAGGGTGTTCTTTTTCCATATAATACTTAATTCTTTCTTTCATATGTCTATTAGAAAATTTTGTAGAAGAACAAATATCAAAAATGTTAACTTTTGTTTTATCTGTAAATGTTCTTAATCCACGACCAATAGATTGAATAGTTTTAACAAAAGATTTCCCCATATCAATATAAACCATATTAAATATTCTTGGTATATCAAGACCAGTTGAAGCAATTTGAGCAGTTGCAACAATTATTTTATTATTTCCTTCTTGCATAGCTTTGTATTCTTCCATTCGAACCGATGATTTATCTTTTCCAGATAAAAATATAGCTTCCTGACCAAGTTCTTTATTTAGATAATCTACTAATTTATCGCCCGTTTCTATTCGTTGAACCAAAACTAAAGTATTACCTACTTTTGCAACTTGGTCAATTATTTTAGCTTCAAATTGAATTTTATCTTTATTAGTAGTTAAATATTTAAGTTCATCATCATAATCAGAGAACTTTTCTTTGTCAGTCATTTGTAGAATAGTAATATTAGATTTAGCTAAAATACCTTTATCTTGTAAATCTTTTGATTCAACGCTTGTGACAACAGGTCCAATAGAACAAATTAAAGGATAATATTCTTCTCTTCCCTTTGGAACTGTTCCTGTTAAGCCCCATCTTATAGGAATGTCTTTAAAAGCATCGCATAATAATTTAGATACCTCAGTTGCTTTAACACCATGAACTTCATCAAATATTAAAGCAACAGTATCTTTTTTAAGTTGTTCTAAATCTTCAGCAGTAAGAATATCTTTAGTTGATGATGCTTTCTTACCTCTTTTTTCCAATGATAATAATGTTTGCCAAGTAGCAATAATTACAGGATTATCAAATTCTCTTTTACCAATACCTACAATACCTGTTTTCATACCTAACTTATTAAAAAAATCAGCAGTTTGAGTAGTCAAATCGGCACTCGGTTCAATAATTATCATTTTGCCTATTTTAGTTATTATTTTAGCTAATGCTAAACTAATAGCTGTTTTTCCTGCTGAAGTGCAAGCAGCCGCTATACCATGTTGATTTTTTAATAAGTCGTTAATCACTTGAACCTGATGGTCAAACAATTGAACCGGCTGCCCTTCTAACTTATGTCCTTTATACCAAACTAAATCATTAAGAAAAGTATTATCTATTTCTTCAAACTTAAAATTTTTTCTTGTGAAATAAGATTCATATTTAATATTATATCCTTTAGATTGTAAATAAGGAATAATTTCTGGCAATAAAGAAACATAAGTCGTTCCTGCTTCTGTAAAATAATAAACTTTTCCGTTCCATCTACCTAATTTATATAAGGGTGAAAATCTAGCAGATGGAACAAAAAAAGAATACCGATTAAAAAGAAACTTTTTATCGGCTAATGTTAAACCTTTTACAATACATTTAACTTCTGATGTAAATGTGATAATACAATCCATTATTTTATGTTTTCACCCATTTAATATAGATAATATATATTATTGAAATAAAAAAGTCTAAATTATTTTTCTCAAAATGATAAATATTGTTATATTATGGTTATAGATAAAAAGAATATGGCTGAAAAATTTACTAACTTTATGGCTATTGCTACTTCCGGAACAGAAAAACAAATTGTTCCATATGCTAATAGTGCTTCTAATAACACATCAATGATTGGAACTGCTGCTTCTCAAGGATATAATACAAGAACAGTAGGTTCTACTTTAATTGTTAATGGTTTATATATTACATCAATAGTAACAAATGTTGCCTGTAATATTTCTTTACTTATTAGAGATGTAGACTATCCATCAAGACCAATATATGTAGTTCAAAATATAAATGTTCCTATAAATACTTCATTCTTTTTAGATAAACCAATTACATTGACTACTTCACAAGGTTTGTTTATGAATATGCCAATTGGATTAAATCCTGCCAATACAACAATGCATGCTTCCGCAAGCTGTATTGAAATTGCTTAATAAATAAAAGCCCTCAATAAAGAGGGCTTTTATTTTTATCTTAAATATAATAAATCAAACGCAAATGAGTCTGCTCTAATATATAAATCTTCAATAAAATTAAATCTTATATATACATTTGGATTAGAATTATAAATTTGAAGTGCTTTCATAAAATCTTTTCTATAATATTTTACAATTTTTTTACCTTTTTTTAATTCAATAGAATTAACCAAAGAGCTTAAAGGAAAGAATTTACATCCGAAAGCATTAATTATATCTTCTAATTCAGAATGATTTAACATAATTATTTCTTCTTTGTGGATTTCTTTTCTGTTTTAACAGTTTTAGTTTTTGACTCCGACTCTTCTTTTGCAGATAATTTATCAAGTTTTGTGTTCATTTCTGACAAAACATTTGCCAAAGAACTTAATACAGATAATACTGCATCAGATTCAGTAGCTTTTGGAGCTTCTGTTTTAACTGTTTGTGGTGTAGAAGTTTCTACTGTAGCTTCTACTTCTTGGTTAATATTATCAGATAATGACATTGGAGCTTCAACAAACGGATTATCTTTAGCTTGAGACATACGACTCATTTCATAAGCATTGACTTCTTCAATCATTTTAGTTAAAGGTACTGTTCTATTTGGCTCAATAAACAATGTAATATCATTTACATTATATTCTCTGGCAAATCCACTATTCAGCAGATATTTAAGAGCAGTAGTTTGCGGATGTTCTTGGAAAACTTTCTTTTTAAGAACAATATAAGCGTCCTTAACAGATTGAGCTTCAGGTCCATCAATAATTTGAATAAGTTCTGAACGAGTTTCTGCATCTAGATTATCATATTCAACAGCAATTGTTGTCCCTTTTTTCTCTGGATTTTCCAAACATAAAAGAATCAATCTTTTATGTGTAATATTATGAATACCATAATGTTTAGTTTTACCTGTTTCTCTCATTTTAAATATATATCCTTATAAGTATATATGTTGTTATTGTAAATAAAAAATTTAAAAAAGTCTAAATTATTTTACGCATTTTTAAATTCTTCGATATCGTCTTTGTATTTATCATAAATGTCATCAAATAATACAGGAATTTTATTATGAAAAATTTCCAATGTTTGAAGCATTAAATGACGAATACTAGGATGAACTGGTTTATCACATCTTAAATTAAGAATATGTCTCCATTCTCTAATGTTTGTTTTAATGTTAATTTCTGTCTTTACACTATGATTCAAAAGCATACGAAGTTGGTCTGGTTTACAACCTAAATCTGCCATAGCCATATAATATTTTTCCATTTCTTCATTTGCTTTTAACCAAATTTCATATTCAGGTGTTCCTTCTTTAATATGAACTGGTCTTATTACAGATAATTCTCTTCCAAATTTATCTTTATTATAAGAACACCACCTTGTGCTTTCGGCAGCAAAAGAGCATAATCTCATTCTTGTTATATCTTTAAGGAAACCTGTATCTGCTACATATAAGCAATGAATATCACCAAATTCTAACATTGCTGTATGGCCCATTTCAATAAGTTTAGAAATCATTTTACGAGCAGAAGAATCATCATCTGTAATTAAACCTTCTGATTTATAACAAGTTCTTGCTGCTTTTTCTATATTTTTTAATATTTTAGTTCCATCAATTTCACTAATTATTTCCACTCTTGGTTCAATAATTTTTACCATTTATTTCTTCTAACCTTTCTTTAGCTATATTAAAATATTTTTCTTCAATTTCATAACCAATAAAATTCCTATTATTTATTAAAGAAGCAACACCATGAGAGCCACTACCTAAAAATGGGTCTAAAATTGTTTGTCCTTCTCTAGTAAATAATTTAACTAAATGTGATATTAGTTTTACTGGTTTTACCGTTAAATGTTCAACCTTTTTATCATATTGATTATCTTTGTCTTTTTTTGATATTTCAATAATATTTCCAGGAAATTTACCATCTAAACTTTCAGTAATATCAACCAAACCAGTATTATATTTAATCCAATTATCTAAAAAAGTTCCATCTTTAGGTTTTTGTGCTAAAACCATTGGTTCAATTTGTGGTTTTAATTGAGGAGTTTTCAAGCCATTTAAATCTTGTATCAATTTATTTTTTTCATTTTCCGACAAATCATTTCTTTTTTTTATAAAATGATTAAGAGAAAATGCTTTAGCTTGTCCTTCATATTTCCAGCCCAACATATCTCTGACTTCAAAACCTGCATTTTCAACAGCTATCGCCATTCTATGATAAAGTCTTGCTTGAGAGAAAATAATACAAAAACCACCAGGTTTTAATACTCTTATAAATTCTTTACATATTGGTTCTAAAAATTCTTGTAAGTTTTTTCCTTGCTTTGTATCAAATTTCATACCTACCGGTAATCCGCCTATTACACCAGCCTTGGATGCCCTCTTATTAAGTTTATCATCATTCCAATCATCGCCCATGCCATCAATGAAATATGGTGGGTCAGTAATAATACAATCAATAGAGTTATCAGTTATTTTTGTAATAGCTTCTCTACAATCTACATTCTCAATATGATACATTTTAATTTAAAAATCTTATTATTCTAAATATATATAATATCATTAAATAAGTCAAAAATAAAAAATGATAAATATTGATATATAGTTGATATTTATAAAGAAGCATAATGTCTAAAGTAATTTATATTAAAAAAGTTTACAAAGATACAAAAGAAAATCTTGAAAAAGATACCGTTGCTTATGAGCGTGGTCTTATGTTTTATTGTAAAGATGATGGTTCTATTAAGGTTGCAGACGGTGAAAGACCTTATGCTGAATTACCATATCTTATTAAATCATCTGGTGGTGGAACAAGTAATTATGAAGAATTAAATAATCTACCTAAAATTAACGGTATAACATTAACCGGTAATAAAACTGCCGAAGATTTAGGTATTCATGTTCCTACAAAAATATCAGACCTTATTGATGACCAAGGATTTATTACTATTGATGAATTAAATCAATCACAGCAAGCTCAATCAGAAGCTTTACAAGCAGAAATTGATAGCAAAGCTGATATGGATGATGTATATACAAAAGCTGAGGTTGATGGTAAAATTAAACTTACTTATGTAGATTTAGATAACCCTAATATTGTCTACGAATTGGGTGACTAAATATTTATTCCATTCTCTTAAGGGCATCAATACGGTGCCCTTTTTATTTTTCTCTATATAGTTTATTATATTTTTAGGACTATCATCAATCATTATATCATAATGAGTTGGTTTTTCACTATGACCAATACCAAATTCTACATCAAATATAATCTCATCAAAATAATCAGCTAATTTATGATGATTTATCATATCAACTTTTGATTTAACCATAGTCATACTATTAACTTTTGTATTAAGAATTATTTTATAACCTTGTTTTTTATAATCAGTTATTAAATCAATTATTTTTAAATATTCCTTTGTAAAATAGACCTTATCATAAAATGTAACATCACTAAAACAAGCATTTAAAAATGCTTCACAATCTTTACGACCAGTTTCTTTTTCAAATCCAAATTGTTTTTCATAAAATTGTTCAAAAACAATACGATAATCATAATTGAATATATCATCTCTTGTTAGCCAATTAGATGATATTTCTTCATAAAGATTATTAGATACAATATAATCTTTATGACCATTATAAAACAAGATTTTTGCTTTTTGTAGAAATGCACTTGTAAAATCTACCAAACAATCATCAAAATCAACCATTATGGTTTTCTGTGCCATTTTTTACCTCTTAAAAAATCATTTTTATCATGCTTTTGTTTATATTTAACTTCTTTTTCTTTGTCAAGCCTTTTCTTTGCTTCACGGTCATATATAGCTTTTGGCAACTTAAAGCCGACTTTTACCCATTCAATAATTTCTCCATCAGTCCATTCCTCTGGTGGTTTCTTTAGTAATCGTCTTGATATTTCAGAGCGTTTAGCTAATTCTTGTGCTGTTAATTCTTTTCTCATAATCATATCCTATCTTATCGACAATTATTTTTTTGTCAATTTTTTAATTATTTTAACAATATTTTTTATTTTTATTTTTCATTTATCATTTTTTATGTATCAGGCGGTGCTTCTAAACCAAATTTTTCACCAACATTTTTCAACAATTTTAGATTATCTTGTTTTTTCAATAAGTTAGCTTCGAGTTGTATAAATTTAATGATATATGTTAATAAAGCATTATAAATTTTTGACCAATTTTTTAAATATCTTGTTTGATTACTTAATTTAATAAAAAATTTGAACATATTATCAATATTTGGATTAAATGAAGTACAAAAACCTTTCATATAATTTCTTTGTAGTTTTTTTCCGTTCTTTTTTAATTGAAATGAATTTAAATTGATTAAATTTAAAATTGCTTTTTTTAGATATTGAATATTAAAAGAACTTATTTTGTTATTAAATTGATAAGATGAATAAATTTTTGATTCATCAATAATACGAGATAAATGAATAGCAGATAATTGGAAACCAATATATTGATTAAAAAAGGAATCATTACATCTACTTAATTTGTCATCAATTTCTTTTGATTGATAATAAAATGAACCAATTACTTCTTTTAAAATAAAGGGAAATTGCTCATGCATTGATTGAATTTTATCAGCAGTAAATTGATATGCATTTGGTTCATAGATAAATCGAACTGATTGATATTCTTTAATCAATTGGTTAATATAAAAATTTTCAACTTCTTTATTATTTAAAATTGATAATAAATCAGATGGAATGTGTTTTTGATTAGAAACAAATTTGGAACTAATAAAATCATTGAGTTGGTTGTTTTGATATTGTGATTTATTAGATACACATGTCTGATAAAAAGAAGAGATGTCTTTTTTTACCCAATTACGACCATATTTTTTTATGTCTTTTGATGATTTATTATGTGCCATAATAAAATCAACTGTTTGTTCTAATGTATAGTTTAATTGATTAACACAATATGGAATAATGTGTTGGTACATTTGAAATCTTTTTCCTTCAGTTATTTCAATTTTGTCATCAATAACTGAAGCAGACATTTTGATTGTTTTTGGTTGAATAATTACTTTTTTTGTTTTCCAATATTTTATTTTATCTTTATATTTAAAAAATGCATTTTCCATTGATTCGGTTAATTCATCAAATGGAATATGTTTTATTTTACCACTTAGTATATCTTTGATAATTTGATTAACTTTTTCTTCACCTTTAGAAGTAAAGTTATCATTGATTGAATCTAAGATTTTATTATGAATTACTTTATTAAAATCAACTGATTGAATAAAGTTTTTAAAAGTTTTAAATGGTTCTAATGTATTGGTACTTAGAGGAACATATTCATAAGATAAAGGTAATCTTAAAACTGTTTTTGAAAAATCAACATCAACACCTACTATTTTTCTTTCTTCTAATATTTTTTTTAGTCTGAAATAATATTTACGGTCAGTTATATAATATGGTAATTGAAAACAAATATGATAACCGCCATTATATACAGATTTTTCAATCATTAAAGCATCATGAATATCTAAATCCATAATGTTTAATAATTGTTTAAGTCTTAAATCAGCAATACCAGAATTATTATGGTCATCAATATCAAACCATATAACATTATTTCTTGTTTTGTAAGAAGCACCTAATGTTTTATTGATATTAAAAATATTGATTCTTAAAATATCATTTTCTTCAGAATAATAATCTTTGATATTATTAGCATTATATGGAACTTTAGTTCTTCGATTTTTTAATCTGGCTGCTGTGCAATGTTGTTTAAGAGCTAAATTGGTTAGTCTGACTCTACGAATATCTTTGGATAAACCAAATTTATTACTAAAAAGGTAATCGTCTTTATAATCATAATTTTTGAAACAACCATTAGTTGTTGTTCGCCAACCTTTATAACCATCATAACTTAAAGAAATAAATTTGCAACCAATACGGTAGTTTCTATCTAAAAAATTTAAATTAAAGCCCAAATCTAAACATAATTGACGATATTTATGTACTTCAAAAGTTTTGTTGAAATACTTTTTATATTCAACATTTTTGAAGTTTTTATAAATTTCTAAAAATTCAGGCATTGATGCCAATTTATTTTGCTCCTAAAAATGAGTTTTTATTTCAAATAATAATTCAAAAAAATAAAAAAGTCGAAATTATTTCTTGACATATTTGAAATTTTTTAATAGGCTCATTTATGCTTAATATAATTTATTTAATGTTATTTATCTTTGAAAGGAATAAAAATGAAAAGTTTGACTGATAAAGAAATGAATAAAGTCTGTGAGATGATTCTTGAAGATAAAGTTGGGTATGATTGTATTGCAGATGATTGTAATGATTATTGCGGAAAAATTGTAGAAGATGAGTTATTAAATATAAGTCTTGATGCAATTAAAGAAGCAAAAAATGATAAAAAACTTATCAATGAAATATCTTTGGAAACTGGTATTTTACCTGATTATTTGTCTAATATTGAAATACCAAGTGAAATTTGTAAAAAAATTACTAATAATCTTGCTTTTAATGCTGGAATTGTGATTTTATAATAAAATTTTTATATTAAAGCCCTTAAAATGATAAATATAGATATATAATTTCATTTTAAGGGCTTTATCTTTATGGCTGTTATAAAAAGTGTAAAAAGAGAAGATATTATAAAAAATATTCAATTAAGACTTGGTGGTGGCTTGATTGATGTGGAATTAACAGCCGACCAACTTAATTTATCAATAGATTTAGCCCTAAGAAAATTTAAACAATTATCCGATGGTGCGGTTGAGGAATCTTATATTATATTAAAATTGGTTCAAGACCAAAAAGAATATATACTTCCTGAAGAGGTTGTTGCTGTTCAGCAAGTATATCGTAGAGGTTTTGGTAGAGGTATGGGTCAATCTGGTAATCTTGAGCCATTTGGATATTCGGCTTTTTCACAAATATATATGGCAGGTTTTGGTGGATTAACAGGTTTAGCTAATGGCGGACTTACAACTTATGAGCTTTATAATAATTATTTAAAAACTGCTGCTCGTATGTTTGGTGCTTATATGAATTATCAATTTAATAATGTTACTAAAAAAATTACATTTATGGAAAATCCAAGAGCAGAAGAAGAATTTATTGTATTACATGCTTATAATGAAAGACCGGAAGAAGAATTATTTAAAGATATTTTTGCTAATCGTTGGATTGAAGATTGGGCGTTATCAGAAGCCAAATTGGTTTTAGCTAATGTTAGAAGTAGATTTGGAACACTTCCTGGGCCTAATGGTGCTGTCAATCAGGACGGAGAAAATCAAAGAAGTGATGCTCAAAAAATGCAAGAGCAATTATTAAAAGATATAAGTCATTATGTATCTGGTGGTAATTTACCTGTATCTGGAATATTTTTGGGTTAATTATTTAATTTTGACTTTTTTAATTGTATTACTTATTATTTAATTAACAAAAAACTTAAAGATTATAGATGAAACATAAATTAAGGTCAGCCGGAGCGCTATTTAAGGCTGCTGACACTAATAGAGTTCTTTTTCTTCTAAGAGCTCCTCAATCAAGTTTTGGTGGGAAATTCGCATTTCCTGGTGGAAAAATATATCCATCTGAGTCCTTAACTGATGGTTTGCAAAGAGAGATTATAGAAGAGATTGGTTTTTTTCCAGAAATATTAGAATCAGCTCCATTAAATTATTTCTTATCAGATGATAATAATTTTAAATATGTTTCTGTGATTATTAAAACACCTCGTGAATTTATACCTAATTTAAATAAGGAGCACTCTGGTTATGCTTGGGTAAATATTGATAATCCAATTTATCCTCTTCATATAAGGATAAAAGAGATGTTAAATCAAGAACTTATAAAAGAAAGTATTAAGAAGTTCTAATTATTTGATTTTACTATATTTTTTATAAGTTATTGATATTTAAGAGAAATAAATTTTTAATCAAAAATAGATAAATAAAAATACATTTATGGACAATTTTAATGTTAGACCATCAAACAAAGTTACCGACTATAAGAATATTAAATGGCTTCCAAACTACTTGGTTGGATTATCCGGATAATGAATCTTTAGCGGTAATTATTTGTATGCTTGGTTGTGATAATTGCTGTAAGGGTTGTCAAAATCCAGACCTTAAAGATTTTTGGTATAAAAATTCTTCTGTTGTTACTTATACAGTAGAATCTTTTTGTAATTCTTTATTAGAAGAATGTAAAAAACAAAGAACTAATAAGGTTGTATTCTCTGGTGGTGACCCCTTAAGTAGTTTCAATATTGATAGTGTAAAACAAATATTGAAAAAGATTGGTTCTTTACTTGATATTTGTGTTTATACTGGACATACTATTGATTATTGTCAAGATAAAAATGTTTCAGGATTTAAATTCCTAAAATGTGGTGGTTTTGATGTTAATAATTGTCGGCAGAGTTATAAGACTGATGATGAGATGTGTTTCGCTTCTCCTAATCAGGAATTATATGACTCTGAATATAATCTATTAAGCAATAACGGAATTTATAAATTTTAGAAGGAATATATGTGTTATGTGTAATAAAAAACCAATTACTGTAAAATATCCAAATTTTAATCCAGATGAAGAAAATCCTTATCAAGAAGAAATGGATAAAATTTTAGATATTTCTTTAACAGAAGCGTCTACAACAAGAACAATTAAAAATATTACAGAATGTTTAACCAAATCATTAAAATCTAAATACGGAATAAAAGATAAGGAACAATTAAAAGAAGCGGTTAATGAAATTCTTAAAATACATGGTATGTCAGCTCAACATTTTGACCCATTATCAACTATTTCTAAATTAACATTTGGTGATGATAAAAATGTTAATAATTTTTCTGTTGATGATAATGCCAATAAAACTTCTGTTAATATGGAAGGTATTTGTGGAGAAGCATTTTTACCTTATAAAAAAGTAGCTGGTTATGATTATTTGTATCAATCATTAAAAGAATTATACGGTAAAGATGAAGCTAAAAAATGCTGTGCTTCAATGTATGATTTATCATTAGCATTAAATGATTCAACAAAGATTACTATTCCGTATTGCTATTGTATTGATGCTTCAAAGTTGGTTATTCAAGGACGTAACTTTGGTCAAGTTCATTCATCACCGGCACATAGAGTTAATACTTATGTAAGTATTCTTTGTGATACAATTAGAGAGTTATCTTTCTCAGTCGCAGGGGCTATTGCTGTTGGTAGCTTTTTCTTAGATATAGCACATTTAGCTATTTATAAAGAGCGTATAACTCTTGATGATTTGAAAACTGATAAAAAAACTAGAAAATATATTGGTAATTGTTTACAACAATTTATTCACTCTGTGAACCATTATTCAAGAAATTCAGTTGAAAGTCCATTCACAAATGTTTCTTGTTTTGATAGAGATAAACTTCTTAATTTAATTGGTGAAGATAATTATGCTTGGTATTTTCCTAAAAAAGCAGCAGTTGTTGAAGATAATGAATTAGAAAATAATAAAGAAGCATTTAGAGAATTTGTATTAGATTATATTGAAGAGCTTCAAGAAATTTATATTGATATTTTTGATGCAGGTGACCCATTAAGAAATGGACTACAATTTCCTTTTCCAGTAACAACTTGTAATCTTTCAATTACTGTTGACGAAAATGGTGAAAGAAAATTAACAAATCCTGATGATAAATTATATAATTATATTGTTAGTAAAGATATATCTAAATATAATATCTATTGCTCGGAAGGTACTAAAGTAGCTTCTTGTTGTAGATTATTAAGTGATGCTGATATGATAGGATTAGGCGAAGGTGTAAATAGTTTCGGTGGTTCCCAGATTTCACTGGGCTCGCATAGAGTGGTAACTACGGATATGTATAGAGTAGCCTGTGAAGCTCAATCTTATGATGATTTCAAAAAGATTTTAACAGAAAGAGTTGAAGAATCTGCTAAAATTTTACAAGCTCATCGTGTTTTAATTCATAAATTAGAAAAATGTGGAACTCAACCTTGGTTAACAAATGGTTGGATAAATATGAGTCATATGTTTTCTACATTTGGTTGCGTTGGATATGTTGAAGCGGATAAGTTATTGAAATATAAATTTAATCATAAAGATTTTGATTATATGAAAGACTTTTTAGTATATTTCAATAATGAATGTAAAAGAGTTGCAACTGAATATAAAATGATTTGGAATATTGAAGCTATTCCAGCAGAGGGTATGGCACCAAAATTAGCTAAAGCTGATAAAATTATTTTTGGTGATGAAAATGGTAATTATAATGGTTCTGATTTTATAATGCCTGATATTTTAGCTAATCAATGGTGTTCTTTATGGGAAAATCACACTATTTATGAAAAAATGAAACGTGATGGTGAAATCCAAAAATTGATGACAGGTGGAAGTATTGTACACATCAATATTGATAGTAAAATTACTCGCTCACAAGCTAAACGATTGATTGAAGATTCTGTTAAATTTGGTATGGCTCATTTTGCGTTAAATGCTTGTTATATTGAATGTCAAGATTGTGGAACGGTTGTTAAAGGTTATCTTGATGAGTGCCCAAACTGTCATTCAAAGCATTTGAATCATTACAGTCGTGTTATAGGCTACTTTAGTAAGGTAGAGGGTTGGGGAAAAGTAAGAAGAGAAAAAGATTTTCCAAATCGGAAATTCCTTAATCCAAATGATATTAAACGGGAACTTGGTGATTAAAAATATAAATAATTTTAATATAAAATATTAAGGGAGCTTTTTGGCTCCTTTAATATTTTTGACTTTTTTAATTCTCTACCTTATAATTATTCCAAATAACAACTAACTTAATGTAAAGAAATGCCAAGAGCTAAATCTACAAAAACTACTAAGGTTGTTAAAACAACTAAGAAAACAAAAAAGACTGAAATATTAGAAGTTATTCCTAATAAAGTTTCAGTTGATACTCTTATTATTACAACTAAGGGTATTTCAATAAATAATGAAATAGTAGCTCAAATCAGTTCGACAAAAAACAATATATTAAGACTCAGAGCAGAAGTATTAGAAGGTAAAATGATTAAAATCTTATCAGAAGACCAATATTTTCACCCAGCTTCGTGTCAAGCATCAAAAGCTGAAGATATGTTAAATATGGAATTTGTTAAATTATCTGATAATAGTAAAGTAAAAATTGATGTAGCTCCAGACCAAATATTTTATAATCTTTATGAACAAGAAGTTAAAGCACAAGATTTGGTAGCAGATAATATTATAAGAGGTCAATTTTCTAATTTTAAGTTAGTTGATGCTCATATTTATAAAAATAAAGATGATAGGGTTCTTAATTTTAAGATTTTAGATGGTTCTCCTACATATGTATTAGGTTGTGGTATAATTACTAAATGTGAAGGAATTGAATAATGAATGTAATTTTTAATCCTGTTTTTTGGTTTGCTGACAAAGAAAAAAGATTTGAAATGTTAACTGACCAATTATATAAAGATAAACCGTATGATAAAGATATGGCATATTTGAATCATGAATTCCTTAGTAATTCAGAAAAAGAAACATCTGCTTATATATTACGAAAAAATGAAATAGATTATAAGTATAAAAAAATTGATGAATATTCATATGAACTTAAAAAGATATTGGTTAATACATCTGATGAAAATGAAAAGAAATTAAAGACATTAGAATTAGATTATAAATTTAAAAAAGTTTCTCAAATAGAATATTTAAAAACCAAAGCAACTATTGAAAATAAGCCATTTGTTGCTGTTAAACCTAATTTTGATGAAACTGATGGGGATAATTTTTATTTAGATATAGAATTTAATGAAATTTTTATTGAAAAATTAAAAAAAGAAGGATATACCGGAGATAATGACCAAGAAATAGTTGACCAATGGTTAAAATGGAAAATGATTAAATCTTTTGATAATATTAGTGATATATTTCAAAATGAAATACCTACTACTATCAATAGAATAGACATTGGTGATGGTAAAAAAATAGTTAAATAAAGGATAAAATAATATGAGAAAATTTTTATTAGTTGATTTATATAATATATTTTTTAGAATTGTATATGCAATAAATGAAAGGAATTTAGAAATTAAATCTGCATTAGTTCTTAATTCTATATTTGTTATGATGAATTATCTTGGTAAAAATTTAGAGCCTGACCATTTTGTTATTTGTGCCGAAGGTAGTCATAATTGGCGTAAACAATTGGATAGTAAATATAAATTAAATCGCAAAGAAAAAATGGATTCAAGAACAATTAAAGAAATCAAGCATGATGAAATGATGTTAGAAACTCTTAATGAATTTATTACTTTTATGAAAGAGAAGACTAATTGTACTGTTTTACAATGTGAAGAAGCAGAAGCCGATGATATGATTGCTAGATTTTGTGCTTTACATCCTAATGATAAGATTACAATTTGCTCAGTAGATAATGATTTTATTCAACTTGTTAATGATAATATTTCTTTATTTAATGGAACTCAGCATTGTTTGATTACTACTGAAGGTGTTTTTGATATGAATGATAAAAAAGGTCGACGTAAAGCAGTAGCTATTGATAATAAAGGTAAATTAACTATTAAAAAAGAATATTTAGATGGAGTTGGAACAGGCTTACCTGATAATTGGCAAGAATATGCTTTATTCTGTAAATGTGTTCGTGGTGATAGTTCTGATAATATTTTCCCTGCATATCCCCGTGTTATGACAAAATCTACTATGAAAAAAGGAGTTAAAAAGGTTGGGTTAAATGAAGCTTTTGAACATAGAATCGACCATAGTTATGAATGGATTAACTTTATGAATCAAACATGGAAAGATATTGATGGAAAAGAACATAAGGTCGAAGATGAATATAAACATAATCAAAAATTGATAGACTTTAATTATATTCCTGAAGAATATAAGATAAAATTTGATAACTATATAAAAGAACAATGTGTTAGTAAGCATAAGAGCTTAATTGGTATGTCTATTAAAACTTATTTTATTAGTCATGAGATGATAAGGCAGCTTGATAATCTTACTAATTTTGTTTCATTTTTTTCATTAGGATATTAAGATGTATTGGTTTGGTTGTATTTTAGCTTTTCTAATATTGGTAAATAGCGAAGATGTTGATAAGGCATTCGGCGGAAAATTTATGAGTGAATTTAATGCTCATAATAAATATTTAGTTTGTATTTTAATATCCCTTGGTTCCTGGTTTACATTGTTTATTTATTTTATAGATTTAATTGGACATGATAATAAATGAATGAAAATCTTAAAGGATTAAAAATATTAACAC